TCCCCAATCATTCCTATAATCATAAGGGTGGGGTATTGAAAACTTGCCATACGTACTATCCACCCAACTTCTTACAGTTCCTGTACTAGATGCTGAATAAAAAGTAAGGTTGTTAGCTTGACGGTCAGTATCAGGACCTTGGTACGCAAACATCCTTGCGTTTTGTGACCAGCTTGTTGCATCTCCAAAAGACGTTTGTAATCTAGTGGAAGATACATTTAATAACGTAGCAGAGGCTATCGGTGAGTAAACTTTTTTCAAGTACATTCGATTACCGAGAGCTGCATCGGCAGGACTTCCAGAAACATCCGTCACTCCACCTGTGTAAGCAGAGGCGTTTGCGTCTTGGAAGTAACATCTGTTAACAACCTCTAATTTACCATCACCTTCACAGGTAATGTTGGCTAGGTCTAGGTGACCTAACTGACCATAACGACAGACTTCAATTAGGACAGGGAACTTCAATCGTTTAGGTATTCTCTCTACGATATCATCAATGGAGTCGTAAATACCTTTACCTTCATCAACGTGACCTGTAGATGATAATACAAACGTTGCACCTTCAGGATTACCTCCAGGATATCCTAAGGCTCTGTACAATGTATCTCCTCGTTGTTCTATAACCCACAAAGGAATATTGTCTTGTTCCCAGTTATAAAAAGAACTAGGGTCATACTTGGGGACATCCTCATCCCAATTTAGAGGAATGATTCCATTTCCTCCTACACTGCTAACATTTTTAAAGCTTACCATTAGAATTCAATCGTCCATCTAAAGACTAAAATAAATGCGTCGGTCTTTGCTATTTGTTTGAAAAACCGATACGCGCATAACATAGAAGCGTCTGTCCCTTCTACAAAAGGATTTTTACTATACAATCCTATCTCGTTTATATATCCAGCGGGGTAAGAAGCGGTGGCATCCCCCACGTTTAATGTTTGTTCATCTAAAACAATTTGCCACATACATTTAGTATCACTAACTCGTTTGATGTACCCGTAAGGTATTCTGCCAAAAGCTTTGTTAGTAGTTTTGGCTCCGTTCGCAATCAAGTTATGAATACTCATGTCTAAGTTGCCAGTTCCATACTGCGCTCTTACAAAAGGTGTAACAACATCAGAAGTACTAGAAACTTGGGCTCCAGCAGTTCCACCAGAGCCACAACGAAAATATACCATTTGAAAATTTTCGACGTCCGTATTTGGGTCAGCGTCAAACATTTGAGAAAGGGTTGCTCCCATACCACTACAAATTACGTTATCATCTTTGTAATGCAGCTCCTTGCTACCATCTGGATAATGTTTCCAGATTTCTAAGTGTCCTTGAGGATTTGATTTATCGAAAAAGTCCATTTTAATAATTAATATCCCATATTATAGTTATATGGTCTGTGTTATCGTAGTCTATTTTTAATCCGGGAGGGAAAGTTACTTTCTTGTTCGTTAAATTAAAAATAGGGTTTTTGGTTGGGTCTGCTATTTTATATAGTCTCACACGAGAACCCGCTGAATATGATGCTCCGGTTCCACTTATCTGATATCCGGTTCCTAATTTGGCGTAAGTTTTCTTGTAATCTAAGGAGTTTAATCCTATTGCACCAAGACCTCCCATGTAATAATCTAGGAAACGCCAATCGTCTTTATGTAATTTGAGAATGTAACGCAAAGTCTTTTTGCCATACCCTCCATAAGAGGCTCCGACTGTAGAAGAGAATGAGGATACTAAGAACCCAGCACTCGCATCACGTGCATCATTATTTGTAGGAGCATGAGGATGTCGGTAGATATACCCATCGCTATTAACTACTCCCATTTGATTTAAAACTCCGGATACCAAACCAGCACTTGGTGATAGTCCATAAGCTTGTTGGGTGTTTCTTACACCGAAAGTTCCTGAGCCAAAGAAGAGTCCTGCTGATGGTAGGTACGCTCCCATGGTCACAGCCTCTTCCAAAGTTTTTTCTCCGGTTACGGATGGAGACATAGGGTTATTAATTGCTCTTATACCACTAACATCAGGATTCGCTCCGGTCGCTTGGCTTTTTAATTTGGCTGGGTATTGCTTAAAGAAATTTATTCTGTTCAAAAAATGTCCAAGCTCTCCTGGTTTTCCAGGAACTTGTACAGGTTGTAAAGTGGTGTCCGCAGGTTTCGGGAACTCAGGGAAGTTAAACGTATCCCCCGATACTCGATACACATGAGGAGTGGCGTCCGTCCATTTGTAGACTTTAAAATCTTTTATATCCATACTACGAAGAGCAGCTCCTCCTGATTCCATTCTAAAACTAGCAGTTATCTTGGTAGCAGGTCCAAAAGTAGGAACAGGGATTTTAGGAGACAACAGTTGATTCCATGTCTTAGCATCCGCATAAAATTCATCAGCACTTTGTGCTCCTCTATCATACAAAGTGGTAGTTACAACTTCACGTTCAACGCCCGGGTTCCATTCTTGTGATACGGGATTATAAGTGTATCTTACCCCATTATACTTCGCAGCAATTGACATTGATACTTTGTCCGTAGCTGAGTCTATACCGATAGCCTCTAAACCTACAGCGAACATACTTCCTGCACTTAACCCGTACTCATCCAACGTAAAGTTTTGAGTGAGCCATGGAGCAAACGCGGTACTACGGGTTTTAAGCACTCTCGTAGTAGGAACGATAATACCTGGGTCGGTGGCTGTTCCCGTGTCTCCTGAAGTAGCTCTAAACATCATACTTCCGTTAACAGTCCATGCTGTCATAGCTGAAGGTGAGGTAGTGTTACTTAGAAGTTTGGTAGTTCCTGTAGTAATGTTACTGAGTTTAAAAACAGCGCCATCCAAATAATCATCATAATGAGTTTGACCATAAGGCTCGGTTGTCCAAACTTTAGGGTCTCTAATCCATCTACTTCTACCACTGTTGTTAACTAACGCAGCGTCTTGAAGGCTTACATCATGAATACAATAAATCCCTCCTGACGTATCAACGATGTTAAGTTGGTACTCAGTATCGCGGTCTAATCCATACAAACACATTTTAGAAATTAAGGATTGAGGAGTAGATATAAAACTTTCTGGGGACGTTTCTAAGTCTTGGGAATAATAATCATTGGCGGATACAGGTGTGGGTTGCCAGTTTTGACCTGTAAAGTTATAATACAACTCTTTCCACACATCTACCGCTGGACCTAAACCTGGACCATCCAACGCTAAGTCGCTAACCAAAGTTCGTCCTGCTTCAGCATTGGGTCCATATAGCGCAGCAGTAAATTTATAGGCTCCGCGACTCCCTTCTCCATCTAAAGTCTTATCGTCAAAAAACGTTAATGCGTTGTCTTCAACCTCAGGGAAAACAATAGGTTTAGGATACGTATATTTTGTACCTTTCTCGGTCGTAGCTTGGTCAGGAAGTTTCAAGAAATATGAGCCTGACGTAGAGTTTCTATACGAAGGAACTTCCCCTGATACAATGTCTTCCCATTCTCCTGTATCCCAATTAAAGAATACCGAAGTCAGTTGGTTTGTAGAACTAAGTACAAAGTAAGAACCCGCATCTGTCTCGTTAAAAACGTTCATAGACAATGTATATTCTCCAGGATTAGCTCGCAAATCTTCTGACACGATGTAATTCTGTTCTCCTGAGTCCGATGCTCCCACATACAATCCCCAATCTAAAGGAGTAGTGTTGTTAGAGGCTAGGTCATTACAGAAAAACGGGTGAGTCGCTCTGGTCGCTAAAGAGTTTGTTGAATACGGATTAAGATTAGTAGGTGTGTTGGTAGCACTAAAATCTAAAGAATCCCTCATCCATAACGATAAAAGATTGTAGTTATTTGGATTAGATGTTCGGGCTTTAGCTTTTAAGATATAACTAAACCCAGGAACCTGTGCGGTATTTCTCATTGTACCTTTTACAGCTAATCGATAAGTTTTTGTTGGTTCTAATCCTGCAAAGTTTTGAACGAGTTGAGTTTTGGTAGGAGCTTGGGTTAAGTTTATGGAGTTTCTAACCTTCGCATAGCTATCCGTTGGTAAGCTTGCATAACGAGTCGAACTTAACATCAGCCCAGAGTAAATATTTCCTGACGATACCCTACAGCCGGTAGAGCTAAGTGACCATTTTGCTACACCACTTTGGTCAAACACGTATGTTCTCCAGCCAGCTAACGGACCAAAACAAAAGTTTCTAATAGAATAATAACAGAATCCATTCGCGTCCGTCCGACCAGTTCCTCTAATATTTAAACTGTAAGTTTGTTGAGAAGCGTCTGCGGGTAACATAACTTGGACGCCGTTCTGGTACCAAGTCTCTTTAGCGTCGTAAGAAATTTTTAACGGTGAGCCGTTAGGAGAAAAAACATTGTTTATTTGAGTTACAGGGTCAGCCGCAAAATTATACTCAAACCCATCACTATCTCGTACTAATGTTATTTCTAAATTACCACAATTAGCAGCTGTTGATTGACCTGACACCATGGTATCGAACGAAAGCATCATAGTAGCGTTGTTATCGTACTGCGTGTTAGCTTGGTCTAATAAATTAGGGTCTGGTGTAAGAGGGGTGGTAAATGCAAATTTGTTTCTAAAATCATTTCCTAAATTAAAAGTTTGTTCAATGAATGCGGTACCACTAGAAGCCAAATCATTTGATGAAGTGTACAGAGACACTCCTTGAACTCCCGAAAATATTCTTCCTGAATCGGTCGCTAAAGGAAACACAGCTCCCAATCCGTTAGCGGTTTCTCTATTTCCCGGGTCGTTTGAATATTTTACCAACGGATTGAGTTGGTTCCATCCTGGAAGTTTGAAGAGACCTGCCTGGGTACACGCGGTCGGGTTTGCTGCTTCAGTGCTTGGGAACTGCGCAGTGATATCAAAATCGTTGTTAACCAGCTGGCTTTGATGTTCTAAGAAGTTAGGGTTTCTCAGTATTTGGTTACGTTCATCACAAACTTCTAACCTGATAATATTTATGTAAGGGTTTACGTAGTTTTGTTCCCAAGGTGCGAAAGTCGTGTCGATAAACCCGAAAGAAGGGAAGACATACTCGACAAAAAACTGTTGGTATTCAGAGAACGCTTGGTCTCTTTTGTTACCTCTTAGCTTAACACGAAACTCATTCACATCATAATAATCTTTTAACGATATAGTGTGATTAAAATTTTTGTTGTCTCTGTCTAAACTTTCAAATTTTTCCGTAGAAAAATTATAGTATTCGACTGGAACGTCATTACGTCCTCGACTAATTCTTATATCCATCGTAGCATTGTAAGCCTTTCCGTTGGTATAAAAAGTGTACACTCCTCCCAACTCCATTGTGGGAAGAGATTGACGCAGGGTTACTTGTTGTTGACCTTTTAGAAGTTCAAACTTAGTAATATCAATTTCGCCTTCTGATGTAATGTCCGTTTGGGGTTGTATCGCACCACTAACATTATTGAGGTAGTTTACGGTCCAACCATTTAAATTTTTGAGAGTTGGGTTGGTAAGCAAGTTGGCATCTACCACGTTATCATACTTCCACTGATTAAACCCTATACCTGAATAACAATCCCACATTTCAAACACAGAATTGTCGTTAAGAGGTGCTAATTGATAATTGTTTCCTGACGTGGCAATGGAGCTGTACCAATAACGAGAACCTCTTTGGTTATAACTTTCTTTAGCGCTTCCCAAGGTCATCGCTTGTATTTGATAACTGGACACTGAGCTGGCTCCAATAGGACCAGCCCCTCCGATAGGACCACCACTAGGATTTGGCATATACGTCATTACATCAGCAACTGTTTTTCTAAAACCATCTACAACCATATTGGAGCCTTTGTACAAGCTCTTGTGGCTATTACCATAGCTTTGAAAAATTTCTATATTACCTTTAATCATTTTCTTTAAATCCGTATACTCCGTTAGTAGCAGAATGGCTTCCTCCCCACCACTCCAGATACTCGTTTCGGCTACCACCTGATAGTAGGTAGGTTCCCGACGAATCTTGCGCATCTCTGGACGATTTACTTACATTTAAATCATCAAAGAAATCGAATATGTCCGCAAAGTCTTTTCGGATATAGTCTTGTGCATAAATATTATAGCGTTTGTTGACAATATCTACGCTTAATAATGTTACTCCATTAAACTCCCCTGTTGCATCCGGCTTTCCGATTTCAACATAATAAACAGTCTCATCATTATGGACAGGACCTGCGGATGCGAAGTAACCTCCCAAAGGACCGTCTTTAGATAACGAACCGTATTTTAAAGGGGTTCTACGGTTCATAGTGTTGAACTCTAGTATGTGTCGTTGGCTGTCTATTGAACTCCCTTCGAAAGTTAATTTTTTCCATTGGTCGGAGTTAGCAGTTTCTCTTGCATCAGACCAAGCCAATGAGTTCCAATTAAAACACCAATTTCTAGCAACATCAGTCCACCCATTACCTACAAAAGGTTTGGGGTCTGTTACCAACCTAACATACAAGTCCTCATCTCTTATTCCTGCGCCCGCGGCTGCAATCTTTGCCACACGAGCAGTTATCCCTAAATGATACTCTTCGTTTTTAAATAATTTGTTTCCTTGTTTTCCTCCCGCCAATTTAGACGGTATTTCAAAGTCTTCTATTTTTATATTTTTAATTTGATAACCATTTATAGTTGTTTTAGCTCGGGAAGCAGGGGCAATCATTAATCGATAATTATCACCTTGTTCGAACACTGACGAAGGAGTGATAACTCCTGTGAAAACTCTGAACCCGGGTTCTGGAGCGTAACCACTTGTCGGACCACCGCTAGTTAAAACATTTACCAGATTAGATGAGAAAGTGGTTGTATTTTTATCCCTCCACCTACCATTAGGTTGGTCCCACTGTTTAAGTTTGGTTTCGTTAAACAAAGCATAAGTAAGTCTGTTGTTAGCCAAATGTATACAAGAAGCTTCTAGAGAAATCTTATACCTGTTGGAAGGGGTTAGAGGACGTAAGTTAGGTGGAGTAAGCCTTTCGGACGGGTCAGATACCGTTCCAAAGGCAACACTTTGTTTAGTTCCTAATACACCTGAAAGAACGCCATGGGTGCCGGTTCCAGAAGTTCCACCTCTACCAACCATTCCCACATACGGTAAGGAGCTACCTCCTAAATCGTCTCTAAAGTAAATCGTTCTAGAAGAATGTCCTGCATTTCCACCGCTATTAATTATCGGCGTTCTGGTGTCACTGAACATAGCCCATCCCGCAACGGCTGACGTTGATACATTCTCACGCGCACGGTCTCGGGGTGCATATAATAATTTGCCGTTGTACGAATAATTAGTATTACCATCTAATGCAAATCTAGCACGTACAGTTCTAATAGGGTTGTCGGTAACGTGACGTTGAAGGAATGTAATCCCACTAGGAGAAATCAAATCCATATTGTACCCTACGTTATTGGAATTGTTCCAAACTGCAATACTGTTTACGTTTCCAGCAGCAAATTCAATGCCTGACAAAACAGTTTTATTTGCAAGTATTACGTCAGAAGGATTTTCAAACACATCCAAATAGTTTGAGTAGGTTCCAAAGGCTCCTGGAGATAAGATACCTTCGGTTAAATCAACACGTCCTCCAGACGCGTTTAAGTAAACATTGTTTTGAGTGACAGCTGGGGTTGCTATTACCCCACTCCAATCAGGGTGTGTAGAAGAAATAGAACCGCCAAACGCCGTAGCAAATGCTTGCGAACCTAAAGAGTTTTGAAGATTACCTTTTATAGAAAAATTATGATTGAATAGTAATGGACCAAACACGTGAGCTATAATATTAAACCCACCAGCATAACGGTCTCCATCCACTTGAGTGTTTTGGTCAATCCAACATTGTAAGTTCCTACCAAACTTCGTATTGTATTCTTGGTACAGGGATTGTACTCCCGTTCCAAATTTAAAATTATCGAATCCTGGGTTAGTAAATCTCAACCATCGCGAATCTTCTTTACCACGTCGGATAAAAATGTTCGTCATAGCTCTTAATATTTGAGAGCCAAACACGTCTCTCAATTGATTAAAGCTAGATGCGTTAGTTTCAAAACCAGGGATATTTCGTTGAGGAAAGAAAGAAGACCCGTGGAATTCAAAGAATGGAGTTGCAGATGAATTGTAGTATGAGTAAACAGAAGAGAGACTTCCACTTGTATCGACAAATTGTTGAGAGGAGAAGTTAAAACCTTTAGGTACAAACCCTGGTAAGTTGAGTCCACGTGCTTTTAATACTGGTTGTATGGACACTCCACTGACACCAAACCAATCAGTCGCTATAGGTTGGTTCAAACCTTCTCTGTTTTGAGCCCAGCCAGTAAATTTATATTTTAAATTTCTTCTTCGTCCTGCGGTTCTCCGCGCCAACAAAGCTTTATATGCTACACTAGCTTTGCCCGCAGGTTCAACTTTACCACCACCACTCCAGAAGTATCCTTGGGGTCCAGTACCTTTACTTCCATACAGAGTCGCAGAAGGTAGCCATCTACCGTCTTTCGGGTTAAATATGGATGGGAACACCCCTACACCACTAAACGTCCCAAATGAGTCGTATGCGCCTGGGAAAGCCGATGTGGTATACGTACTGTGAAGCTGGTCCATATCTGATTGAATGGTGTTTATAACTTCAATGTTTTGTATACCTGACCAGGCTACACCAGGTAAGGTGCCGTCTTGACGAGTGCGATAATAATAATCTGTGATTCCAGAACCTACAAATATTTTGTTTAATGTATGGAATGGAGCGAATTGTCTGAATATATCAATTACAGCGGGAAGACCTTTTTTACCAATTTTGGTTTTAGCAACGTTAGTAAGCCCATCAGAAGAAAAATCTATAGCAGAAGCAAAAAACTTAGAGTGTACTTCTGATGATTTGGAGTTCCAATAATCGAAGACGCTCATGCTTTCCAAATCACCTGCTCTAATAACGTGTTGGTAATTGTAAGGAAGTTTTAGAGACGATGTAAAAAATTTAAAATGATTATTTGCTCCCCATCCCGGTTCGTCAATACCTTCTCCTGTTTTTATCTCGACTCCACTAAGGATATACTTAGCAACATTATTAGCAGCAGAGACCTCAACCCCACAACCTGCTTCTTCAAAGTTACGAGAAAGAACGGATGATAAGCTTCTCACAAAGTTATCAACGTTAGGACCTATACGACAATTTTGATAAAATCTACTTTCTTCCCACGGAGGTATCCGCAGAAGAGCACCTCGATATTCATACCCATTAGTTTTGTTTCTAAATTTACGTACTTCTTGTGATTTCCAAAAGTCTGTTTCTTTGTAAGGAAGACCCCCAATGTACAAATAATTATAATACTCATTTAGGAGTTCTAAAACAGCATCAGTCGCAAACCTAACATTTTTATCTTTGTCGTTAGGGTCAAAATTACGAACGGACATTGGGATGCCTGACGATTCTAGAGCTTCATTCCAATTTGATTTAAACGAAAGGTATGATGAATTCTCTTTACCTAAATTTGTTTCGGTTTTTAAAGTATAGTAGATGAGGTTAGGAACATAAGACTCCCACAGTTCTTGTAGACCTGAAGTTTCAGCGACCGGGTTATAAACTGATGATGGAATCACCATGTTGACCGCGTTAGCTAATGCTTGTCTAGTTCCTTTGGCTTTGTAAAGATAAATGGCTTGTTTAAGTTGGTCTCTCCATTTATCAGGTTCCTCAGTAAAAAAGGTCCACCCCAGATATCTTCCTAAGTACTGTAGGAACTCGTCTGGACATTGTTCAATATCTAACAAGTATTGAATATCTCTAATAGAAGTTTTTACATCATAAAACCCGTATGCGATAGCTTTGAGCATTTTGCTCATAGGACCTGCG